ACAAGGAGAAGATCCTAGTAATGGAAAAATTAGAAAATTGTCTGTAACAGTTAGTTTATCTGATCCTAAAGATTATAAAGGTGGAGAGTTAGAATTTGATTTTAGAAATAAAGATCCAAAAGAAAAAAGAAATGTTGTTCGATGCACTGAAATATTACCTAAAGGATCTTTAGTTGTATTCCCTAGTTTCGTATGGCATAGGGTATGTCCAGTAAAAAAAGGTTCTAGATATAGTTTAGTTATTTGGAATTTAGGGTTGCCTTTTCAATGAAAAAAAACAAAATTAAAACAACTTTTCCACAACAATTAAATAGGGAAGATTTTTTTTCTTGTCCTGTATGGTTTGCAGACGAACCATCTTTTGTAGATGATTTAAATAAAGCATCTGATCCATATATTAAAATGTCTAAAAAAAATTTAAAAAAAAATATTAATAAAAGAAATAAAGAGTTTGGAAATAAAGGAGATATGGGTAATGTATTTCATTCAACAAGTTTAATTAATGACCCTAATTTTTTAGAATTGCAAAATTATGTAGGTGCAACTGCTCATAATTTATTAAAAGAAATGGGTTTTGATTTAACTGATTATCAAATGTTTACTACAGAACTATGGGTACAAGAATTTGCTAAAAGCGGAGGAGGACACCATACTTTACACACTCATTGGAATGGTCATATCTCTGGTTTTTATTTTTTAAAAGCAAGTGAAAAAACATCTAGACCTTTATTTGAAGATCCAAGACCAGGCAACGTAATGAATCTCTTACCTCAAAAAGATCCATCTAAAATTACTTATGCAAGTCATCAAATTAATTATGATGTAAAACCAGGTAGATTAATATTTTTTCCATCTTACATGCCTCATCAATATGTGGTAGATCTAGGTTATGAACCATTTAGGTTTATACATTGGAATTGTCAAGCTATACCAAAGAGTGTTTTAAATGTCAAAAATTAATAAAAATATGAAAAAAGCAGTAATTAAAACTTTATTAGAAACTAATACTTTAAAAAATAAACCAAATTTTATAGATAATTTTATAAAATCTAAAATGCAATTGAAAGGAAGAAATGTCATTAAAAAAATCGGCGTTCCAAAAAAATAAATATTCTATTTTAAGAAAAGCTGTGTCTAAAGAAATAGCAGATTTTGCTTATTCATATTTTTTAAACAAAAGAAAAGTTGCTAAGTTTTTATTTGATAACAGATATATATCACCTTATACAGATTATTGGGGAGTATGGCATGATGAACAAGCTCCTAATACTTACGCCCATTATGCTGACATAGTTATGGAAACATTATTAGAAAAAGTAAAACCTACTATGGAAAAACATACAGGAATAAAATTATCTCCTACTTATTCTTATGCTAGAATATATAAAAAAGGAGATGTGTTAGCTAGACACAAAGATAGATATTCTTGTGAAATATCTACTACATTAAATTTAGGTGGTGATCCATGGGCAATATATATAGATCCAACAGGTGAAAAAGGTCAAGCAGGTATTAAAGTAGATTTAGAACCAGGAGATATGCTTATATATTCTGGTTGCGATCTTGAACATTGGAGAGAAGAATTTACAGGAGATAATTGTGGTCAAGTATTTTTACATTATAATAAAGCTAATTCTAAAACAGCTAAAGAAAATGAATTTGATAAAAGACCTTTTTTAGGCTTGCCTGGTTGGTATAAAGGCTTTAAAAAACCTAAATAATATAGTAGAATAATAGTTTGGCGGGAGATACATCACCACACCATCTCCTGCCTAATTATTATAGGATTTTTTATGTTACAAAAAGTACAATTCGCACCAGGATTTAATAAACAAGTTACAGCAACAGGTGGTGAAGGCCAATGGGTTTCTGGTGATAATGTTAGATTTAGATATGGTACACCTGAAAAAATAGGTGGTTGGGCACAATTAGGTTCTATTGAATTAACAGGTCGTAATACAGCTATTCATCATTTCGTTAATGCATCAGGTATTAAATATGCTGCGTTAGGGACTAATAGAATATTGTATGTTTATTCTGGTGGTATCTTTTATGATATACACCCAATTAAAGCTACAACAACTTTAACAAGTGCATTTTCTACTACTAATGGATCATCAACTGTAACTATAACTTTTTCATCAGCCCATAATATAAATAAAGGTGATATTATTTTATTAGATAGTTTTACATCCATTACTAATTCTAATTTTGGATCTGGTGATTTTAACGATGTAAAATTTCAAGTGGCAAGCATACCATCAACTACTACTTTAACTATTACAATGGGCTCTAATGAATCTGGATCAGGTGCAACAACATCAGGTGGTATTAGAGTTAGACATTATTATCCTGTAGGGCCTGCAGTTGAAACAGCTTCTACTGGTTGGGGTCTTGGATCATGGGGTGGTGTAAAACAAGGACAGTTTACATCAACATTATCCTCAGACATTAATGCTAGTGTAACTAGTTTAACTATGGCAAGTTCAACATCTTTTGCATCATCAGGAACTGTTATTATAGATAACGAATTAATTACATACACAGGTAATAGTGGTGGAACATTATCAGGATTAACTAGAGGAGCTAGTGGTACAACTGCTGCATCACACTCAAGTGGCGATACAGTAACCGATGCATCTAATTATTTTGCATGGAATGCTGCAGCATCTGGAGATGTTATAACAGCACCAGGATTATGGTCATTAGATAATTTTGGTAATAAACTTGTTGCAACTATATTTGGTGGGGAAACATTTACATGGGATTCTGATCCAGTTGGCGGAACAAGCACAAGAGCAGCGATACTTGCAAATGCACCAACAGCATCTTCATTTAGTTTAGTATCAACACCGGATAGACACTTAATATTTTTTGGAACAGAAACAACTATTGGCACATCAAGTACAAGAGATGAAATGTATATTAGGTTCTCGGACCAAGAATCAATTGACGAAAGCACATCATACACACCTAGTGCAATCAATACTGCTGGTACACAAAGACTAGCAGATGGATCTAAGATTGTTGGGGCTATTAGAGGTAGAGATGCAATTTACATTTGGACGGATACAGCATTATTTATTATGAGATTTGTTGGTGCTCCATTTACTTTTTCATTCCAACAAGTAGGTACTAACTGTGGATTAATTGGTAAGAACGCAGCTGTAGAGGTTGACGGATCTGCATATTGGATGTCAGAGAATGGTTTCTTTAGATACACTGGTAAACTAGAATCATTACCATGTTTAGTTGAAGATCATGTTTACGATGATATTAATACAATTCCAAAACAACATATTAATGCAGGACTAAATAATTTGTTTGGTGAGGTTATGTGGTTTTATCCTAACTCAGGAGCAGAAACAGTTAATAGAATGGTTTGTTATAACTATTTAGATTCAACACCTGAAAGACCTGTATGGACCACAGGTACATTAGCAAGAAGTGCTTGGCAAGATTCTGCTGTATTTGGTAAACCTCATGCATCAGAATATGATACAAGTTCTAATGGTACGTCTGGTTCTGCAACTTTTGTACAAGGAAACACTGATGGTGTTAGTTATTATTATGAACACGAAACAGGATTAGATCAAATAAGAGAAGGTGCAACCTCATCTATTACAGCAAACATACAATCAGGAGATTTTGATATTGGTCAACAAGGATTACAAGGTGATGGTGAGTTTATGATGAAAATTAGAAGAGTGCTACCAGATTTTTTATCACAAACAGGTGACACTAGAATTACGTTAAACTTAAGAGATTTTCCTAATCAAACACAAGCTAGTTCAACATTAGGACCTTTTACCATATCAAGTAGTACAAACAAAGTTGACACACGAGCACGTGCTAGATCAATATCTTTAAAAGTAGACAACACTAGTACAAGTCAATTTTGGAAACTTGGTACATTTAGATTAGACATACAACCGGATGGTAGAAGATAATGGCAAGAATAGTACAATCATTAACACAACCTTTAGAAAAATACGATCAACAAGTACAACAATCATTTGTTAGAGATGTAGATAGTGTTGTACAAAAATTAAATACAACATTTCAACAAGATTTAAAAGACGAACAAGAAGCAGTTGCTTTCTTTATATCATAATGGCAAATACATTTGTAAATAAAAAAGCAGATTTAACGAGCACTAGTGCTACGACATTATACACGGTGCCATCAGCTACTACAGCTGTTATAAAATCAATACTAGTATCAGAAGATTCAGGTAACGCTGATACTATAACAGTGACTATAACTGATACATCTGATGCTGTTTTTAGTCTTTTTAAAACTAAGGCAATATCTGCTAATGCAACAACAGAACTATTATCTGCACCTTTAGTTTTACAGGAAAGTGAAGTATTAAAGGTGACTGCAGCAACCGCAAATAGGCTACATGTAGTCTTATCTGCGCTAGAAATTAAACCTAGAGAAGTTACATCATAGGCTTGATTTACTTGATAAAAACAAGTATTATTAACAACCCCAGGTTAAATTCCTGCTTTTAAAATTAACATAAAAAATTATATGAAAACAGGATTAGAATCACTAGATACAGGCGCGTCAAAAATTACCTACAGAGGTAATGAAGGACCTAAATCACCACAACAAATGGCTGAGTTTGAATTACAAGAATACATGGAAGAATTTGAAAAAGTGTTTCCTGATATGAAAAAACTTAGAGGCACTCAAGAATATATGGAGAACTTAGAAGATTATTTTAGGGGACTAGCATCTAAACAAAATGAAGGTATTGGAAATTTAGCTATGGCTGATCCATTATTAGTAGAACAATATCAACAATACGTATTTGAAATGGAAGAACAAGGACTACAACCAATGTCTTTTGAAGAATTTAGAAGACAAGCTATGTCAGGCATGGCTGATGGTGGAATAGCTGATATAGGTTTTAGTAGAGTTCAACCATCTAAAGATGGATCTAGACCAGGATATTTCCAATCAGCGGAAAGAGAAGCAAGAACGCAAGGCAAAGCAATGTCTCCTGGAACTTCTGCAGGAGGTGGAGGTAGGGGTAGAGATGAACCAACACCAACACCATCATTTACACCAAGAGGAGCTGGACCTGATTTGGCAACTGTACCAGATTC